GGTAAAGGCGAGTAAAAATCTATTAGATAATTTAATTAAAAAATTAAATGTTAGACAACGTAAGTTAAAAGAAGAAAAACTTGCACAACAATATTCAGGTAATACAGAATTTAAGGGTAATTCGTCAAAAGACGGAACTAACGGTTTTACGGTTACTAGTAGTTGTACATTGGGTAAAAATTGGAAAGACTTACCAGCTTACGAGGGTGGTAGAATATGGACAAAAGTTACTGACGCTAAACTCGTTGGTATAATTAAGACTGCGATGAGTAACTTAGGTTATAGTTCACTTACACAAGAAAACTTAGGTAGGTTTATGTTTGCCGTTATGAAGAGAGAGCAAGGAAGAGGTAACGGGGCAGAGTTTTGGATGGATAACCCATTCGGGTATCACGTAGATGGTGGTGCAACATCAGCATTTAAGAGTAGGGTTAAAGGTTATTTCTGTATAAAAACCAGTGATGGTTATAAAAGGTCAACGGCACTATTCCACGACCCAGATACGGAAACCGTAGATGTTGGACTTGTTAGGTCTTTAGAGGCATTTGCAATTAAATTTAAGAGTAGAGGAGAGAACTACTATAACAATAGTAACTATTGGAATGAACCTGTAGTGGTTATTAATGGACCATTAAGTTCTGACGCATTAGCATCATTATGGGCATTCAATTGGAATACTTCATATAAGGCAGTTAAAGGTGGTGAGGGTAAAGGAAAGTTAATATCTGATTATGATAATGGTAGGGTTAATTATACAAATGGTCTTATTAAAGAATACGGCTCATCGATAAAAAGTTTCCAAAACTTTATGAATACGTTTGATAAACTATATGACTAGTAACATTTTGATGTTCGGTTATATTTATATATAAACCAAATTATGGAAAATACTAAATTACAAAACGCGTTAAATCAGTTTTTAGGTAAAAACATCGTTGTTGAAGACAAAGGTGATTACCAAGAGGTTTGTGATATGCAAACAGGAGACTGTTACACAATCAGAACTAAAGATGGTTTAATTGAAAGAATTGATAAAAAATTCATTACAGAAGACGGTAGGTCTTTACTTAGAGGTTAATCTAAAAGAATATGAAAAAAACAAACGAAACACTTTTAAACGAAGAGTTAAATAGATTTATGTCTATTGGTAAGTACGTTATTAACTTAAGAGAACAGGAAGAGGAATTACCTGTTGAGGACGAGTTAGAATTAGGCGATGAAGAATTACCAGCAGAAGGTGGTGAATCAGAAGAGGTTGAAGGTCTTGAAGGTGCTTTAGGTGGTGATACCGAAGATACTGAAATGGGTGAAGAACTACCTGTGGAGGATGAGACAGAAATTGAATCAGATACTGAAGTAGAAACTGAAGATACAGAAGAGGTTGATGTTACTGATTTAGTAAATGGACAAAAAGAATTAGAAGGTAAATTCAAAGATACGGAAGATAAGATTTCACAGTCAGTAGAAAAAGTTGAAGGTGCGTTTACAAAGTTAGATGACTTAGAAGCTAAGATTGAAGACTTAAACAAACTTTATGGTGCGATTGAAAACTTAGGTAATAAGATTGACAACGCAAAACCTAAATCACCTGAAGAGAAATTAGAATTACGTTCATTAGATTCTTACCCATTCAACCAAAAATTAACAGACTTTTTCGATGAGAAAGAAACTGAAATGGAGGTAACAGGTAAAAACGAATACGTACTTACAACGGATGACGTTAGTTCAATGTCAGACAAAGAAGTAAAGGACTCATTTAAAGTTGAGGACGATATAGAAACTGAGTAGTATGAAAAAGATTAAGTTAACAGAAAAGGAATTATATAGGATTGTTGAAACAGTTCTAAAAGAAAAAGAAAATAAGTATTCAAAGTATGATACGGTTAGTGATATCGCTGATTGGTCAAATACATTGTCTAAAGTTTCGGGTGACGATTTCAAATATGTTGACGACACTAAAAGATATAGAGTGGCGGTAGACCGTGATAATGAGTACTTAGCTCATTGGGACCATAAACTACAAAAAGGGTTTTTTGACGAGTATGGGTTAGTACCGTCAGATGTTTTAGATTCTTTAGGTGTTGTTGGTGATGATAAGGAGTATGATTATATTGACTCAAACGATATGATGGACTTATCAGAAGGTAGTAAAGCAAAAAAGAAAAAATCTAAAAACAAATTATGTGCAAGAGGTAAGTCAGCTGCGAAAGCAAAGTATGATGTATATCCATCGGCATACGCTAACGGTTATGCGGTTCAAGTGTGTAAAGGAGATATGCCTGACTTAAGTGGTAATAAGAAATGTTCAGGAACATTCTGTAAAGGAAAAAAATAAAATAATATTTTATAATATAAAAAAAAAGGTTTATCATTACGGTAAACCTTTTTTTTATGTCAAATTTTAAATATGTCTATGGACCAGTCGAGACCACAAAACCGTGGAAAAGACCTAGTTGGGAAGTATTAGAACAATGGTGGGAAGACTTTAAAAAGATTGACGGAGTTGACAAATATGAGTTTCATTTAGTCGGTGGTATGTTAATAGACATAAAAAATACGTGGGATGCTGATGTGTTGTTCACAGGTAGACCAGACTCGTTAGATGAAATTGGTAGGTTAATAACCGTAGGTCGAGATATGGCGTTGAATAAGTATCGTATGTTTATCGATATTTTTTGGTACGACGACTTATCTTTCTGTTATCCTGAAACTGATGGAGTCGATGAAATTGATAGGAAGTACTATTTTAGGGCTGAATTAAATGGTCGAGAGATAAAAATAAGAAACGGGGTTGAAGAGGTAAACAAACCAATCGGGTCTGATTGTAAGTATAAAGACAACAACGAATACCCTATTTCTATACTCCCAAAACTTGCTCCATCGAGTAACTACTGTAATGAAAAACGAGAGTTTAAAAATCGTATACACCGATTAAAATAGTTTGACTATTCAAAAAAAAGACTTACATTTGTAGTGGGTTAAATAACCAAACAAACGATAAGGTTCGGTAACCAAACAATAATTTTATTAATATAAACAATTAAAGTATGTCAAACATTTTAGACGCAGTATTACAACAGTATGAGTCAAACAAAGTAGACTCATCATCATCGTCAGGCAAGATGTCTCAGGATGAAAGATTAAAAAAGTATTTCACTACAATCTTACAGGGTGGTGAAAGAGAAGGTCAGAAACGAGTTCGTATTCTACCAACAAATGATGGTACTTCACCATTCAAAGAAGTATGGTTCCACGAAGTACAGGTAGGTGGAAGATGGATGAAAATCTATGACCCAGGTAAAAACGCAGGGGAGCGTTCACCACTTAATGAAGTGAACGAAGCACTTATGATGACAGGTACGGAGCAAGACAAAGTATTGGCTCGTCAGTATAAACCTAAGAAATTCTACATCGTAAAGGTAGTTGACCAAGACAAACCAGAAGATGGTGTTAAGTTTTGGAGATTCAAACACAACTATAAAGGTGATGGTATCTTAGATAAAATCATTCCAATTTGGAAAAACAAAGGTGATGTAACCGACGCTGAAAAAGGTCGTGACTTAATCCTTTCATTGTCTTTAGTAAAGGCGCCAAATGGAAAAGAATATACTAATGTAGGTTCAATCATGTATGATGACCCAACACCAATTTCAGAAGACAAATCAAAGATGGAAGAATTTTTGTCAGACGATATGACTTGGGAGAATGTATATTCTAAAAAACCATTAGAGTACTTAGACGCAATCGCACAGGGTCACGAACCAAGATGGGATAGTAATGTAGGTAAGTATGTATATGGTGACGGTTCACAAACAATCGAAATCTCAGGAAATACATCAACAACGGCAACGGTACAAGCTGAAAAGCCAACAACTGTTGAAATTAAAGATACACAAGCGGGAGCACAAGTAGACGAGGACTTACCGTTCTAATCTAAAAACACTAAATTTAATGGTAACGACATTCGTGTCGTTACCATTATTATTCAAAACAACATATGGCATTAAAGAAAAAAGATTTTAGTAGTATAAAATCAAAGTTCTCAAAACAGGCGAAGTTTAAGTCTGATAAGTTCTTTGATTTAGGCTCAGCGTTCTTGGACGCAACAGGACTTCCGGGACCTGCTATGGGTCATATTAATATGTTTCTTGGTCATTCAGATACAGGTAAAACTACTGCATTGGTAAAAAGTGCGGTTGATGCTCAGAGAAAGGGTATATTACCAGTGTTTATTATCACCGAACAGAAGTGGGATTTCCCACACGCTAAACTTATGGGTTTAGAAGTTGAAGAGGTGGTAGACGAAGAAACAGGAGAAATTGAATATGATGGATTCTTCCTATTCAATAATAACTTCGAGTACATCGAACAGATTACTGACTACATTAACGAACTTTTAGACGCACAGAAAAAGGGTGAGTTAGAATATGATTTACTATTTCTATGGGATTCAGTAGGTTCAGTACCGTGTAAGATGACATGGGAAGGTAAAGGAGGTAAACAACATAACGCGTCTACGTTAGCGGATAAGATTGGTATGGGTATCAATCAAAGAATTTCAGGTTCACGTAGAACGGATAATAAGTTTACAAATACATTGTTAGTAGTAAACCAACCGTGGGTTGAGTTACCTGACAATCCATTCGGACAACCAAAGATTAAGGCTAAGGGGGGTGAATCACTATGGTTAAACTCAACATTGGTATTCTTATTTGGTAATCAGAAAAACGCAGGAACCACAAAAATTTCTGCAGTGAAAGACAAAAGAAAGATTAAGTTTGCGACACGTACAAAAGTCTCTATTATGAAAAACCACGTAAATGGTTTAGGTTATGAAGACGGAAAGATTATGGTTACGGCTCACGGATTCTTAGCGGGTAAAGATTCTGCTGAGGAAAAGAAGTCAGTAGAACAGTACAAAAGTGAACATGCATCTTTTTGGAAAAATCAGTTAGGTGTTGAGAGTGATTTCGACCTTGACTTTAAATCAGAGTAGTAAAAAAAAATGTTTAACCTATATGTTATTGAGTTATGATAAATACATTAGTTGTCGATGGAGATAACTTATTTAGAATCGGATATTACGGTGTAAAAAACTTTTACACTAAAGGACGACACGTAGGTGCGATATACCATTTTTTAAATACAATTAAGAGACATCTTCAGACCCATAACTACGACAAAATTGTTGTTTTTTGGGATGGGTCTGAAAACTCTTCTTTCAGAAAAAAGATATTTTTACATTATAAGGACAATCGTAAGTCTCGTAATTTATCTGAAGAACAACAGGAGTCATACGACTACCAAAGAAATCGAGTAAAACAATATTTAGAAGAACTTTTTGTAAGACACGCAGAGTTTCAGTTATGTGAAACTGATGACGCGGCGGCATATTACTGTCAAAACTCACCAAACGAAAATAAGGTTATCTTTTCTTCGGATAAAGACTTAACACAACTCATTAAAGACGATGTTAAGGTTTATTCTCCGTTAGATGGTTATATGTATGGTGTTGGTGATAAAGTTGAGTTAAATAAGGTATACTTCCCAATTGATAATGTGGTACTAACAAAGGTTTTTGTTGGTGATAAGAGTGACAATATTGATGGGATACATTTCTTAGGTGAGAAAACTTTTGTTACTTTATTTCCTGAAGTATTAGAAAGAAAGGTTACGACTGAGGAGATAATGGAGATGGCGGAATCTAAATTCAAAGAGGATAAAGATAATCGTGTTTTAGGTAATCTTTTAACAGGTAAAACTAAGAGGGGAGTATTCGGAGAAGAATTCTTAACTATTAACAAACAAATTGTAGATTTATCCGTACCTTTGTTGACCGACGAGGCAAAAAGTGATATTATTGATTTAGTAGAACAACCAATGGACCCATCAGGTAGGGGGTGGCAAAATTTAATTAAAATGATGCATGAAGATGGATTATTTCAGTTCCTACCAAAAAGAGATGACGGATGGACGGAGTTCTTCACTCCACTACTGAAGTTAGCAAGAAACGAAAAACAAAAATTTAGTAAATTAAAAAACAAAAGAAGACGAAAATGAAACAAAAAAGAGACGAAAATTCAACAAAATTTGAATTCCTTTTAAAGTTGAACGATAACATTGTATGTCAAAGATACTTCAATGTTAAAGGTCATAATCCAAAGATGATTAATTCTATGGAATTGTATGAAGAAATTTCATCAGTTTCTAGTGACATTCAAGCTCAATTAGTGAGTAAGACACATGATTATATGGCTGCGAATATTTCACAATTTTATGCTGGTCGAGAGGATGAGGGTGAAGTAGGTAGTGAAGATTTTTTCACCATTACGATACTAAAAGATGAAAAAACTTTAATCAACCGTTATTTTGATGCGTTTATTTACCCACCAAAAGTTAGGTACACGGTAGATATTAGACCATCATTACGTAGAATTTTAAAAGGGTTTACTGAAGTATTATCTTCAAAAAATCCTACTACAAACTACTTAACATACGACCTTAAGTAGTATTTATTAAAACACGTTAAAAGGAAAACTTAGAACAATGAAGGATAAAAATTTCGGATACTTAGGACATACATTTCAGATATCGTTGCTGAATCTTTTGGTAGAAGACAAAAGATTTGCGACTACGATTATCGATGTGATTGACCCAAAGTATTTTGACAATCAGTATTTTAAACTGATTGCTCAGATGGTCAAAGAGTACCACAAAAAATACGAAACATCTCCTTCATACGAAGCTTTAGAACAAATCGCGAGATTAGAGGTAACTCAAGAAATGGCTCAAAGAAATATCATGGATATGATAGGTCAAATCAAGTCTCACGAAGTTTTAGACACTTTGTTTACTCAAGAAAAGGCTACTAAATTCTGTAAACAACAGGAGTTAGGTAAGGCAATGACTAAGGTAAAAGAAATCATGGACAAAGGTGATTTCGAAAACTATGAACGTGCGGAGCAATTCATCAGAGAAGCTTTACAGGTGGGTGAAAAAGATTTAGGGACACAAGATGTTTTTGACCACTTAAGTACTGTTTTAGAGGATGATTACAGACACCCGATTCCGATGGGTATTGAAGGTATTGATAACTTACTTAACGGTGGGTTAGCAAAAGGTGAGTTAGGGGTTATATTAGCACCTACGGGGGTTGGTAAAACAACGGTACTTACTAAGATTGCGAATACCGCGTACAATATGGGGTATAATGTGTTACAGATTTTCTTTGAGGATAACCCAAAGATTATTCAACGTAAACATTTTACATTATGGACGGGAGTGGCTCCAAAAGATTTATCTGAGAACAGAGATACTGTTTTTGATAAGGTTAATGAGATTAAGGCGAATAATAAGGGTAAGTTAATCCTTAAGAAGTTACCGTCAGATACGTTAACAATACATCAGATAAAAAATCAAATACGTAAGATTATCGCAGAAGGGACAAAAATCGATTTGATTACGTTTGACTACATTGACTGTGTCGCACCTGAAAAGAGTTTTGGTGGTGATGAGTGGAAAAGTGAAGGTTCTGTTATGAGACAGTTCGAGGCTATGTGTTATGAATTTGACATTGCTGCTTGGACGGCAACACAGGGGAATCGTTCATCAATTTCTTCAGAGGTGGTTACCACTGACCAAATGGGTGGGTCTATTAAGAAGGCTCAGATTGGTCACGTTATTATCTCTGTGGCAAAATCACTACAACAAAAAGAGTTAGGGTTGGCAACGATTGCAATCACTAAGAGTAGATTAGGTCAAGATGGTATTGTATTTGAAAATTGTAAGTTCGATAACGAACTTTTAGAAATCAGTACAGAACAGACGAATACATTCTTAGGTTTCGAAGAGAACAAAGAAGAAAAACGTAGAGACAGAGTTGTCCAAGCGTTAAAAAGAAGGGAACAAACTTTAGGGAATAATAATTCCTAAAAACAAACAAAAAACTATTATGGAACAAAGTAATGAACCCCTATTAAGGGAAAATAGTAACCGATTCGTTTTATTTCCAATAGAGCACCATGACATTTGGGATTGGTATAAAAAATCGGAGTCGTCTTTTTGGACGGCAGAAGAAATTGATTTATCTGCAGACTTAAATGATTGGGATAAATTAAACGAAGGTGAACAACACTTCGTAAAAAATGTATTAGCGTTCTTCGCGGCGTCTGATGGTATTGTTAATGAAAATTTAGCAGAGAACTTCGTAAGTGAGGTTCAATACACTGAAGCGAAATTCTTCTACGGATTCCAAATCATGATGGAGAATATTCACTCAGAAACGTATTCACTATTGATTGACACATACATTAAAAATAAGGAAGAACAGAATAAACTATTCAATGCAATTGAAACGGTACCTGCAGTTAAGAAAAAGGCTGAGTGGGCGTTAAGATGGATTGATTCACCATCATTTGCAGAGAGATTAATCGCATTTGCTGCGGTAGAGGGGATTTTCTTCTCAGGGTCATTCGCATCAATCTTTTGGTTAAAGAAAAGAGGTTTAATGCCGGGTCTAAGTTTCTCAAACGAGTTAATCTCTCGTGATGAAGCACTACACTGTGACTTCGCAGTACACCTACACAACAACCACTTAATTGAAAAGGTACCAACAGACAGAATTAAGGAGATTATCCTTTCAGCATTAGAAATTGAAAAAGAATTTATCACTGAGTCACTACCTGTGTCTCTAATTGGTATGAATTCAGATTTAATGAAACAATACTTAGAGTATGTTACTGACCGTTTATTAACGTCATTAAACTGTGGTAAAGAATTTGATTCATCAAATCCTTTTGACTTTATGCAAAACATCGCATTACAGAATAAAACAAATTTCTTCGAGAAGAGAGTTGCGGAATATTCTAAAAGTGGTGTTGGTGATAAGGAGAGTGATAGTTCTGACCCATTTGCGTTTGACGGAGAATTTTAAAAATTATTTGGTATATGAGTAATATGAAGGTATTAAAAAGAGATGGTTCAACAGACGTAGTACGTTTGGATAAAATCACTCTTAGAATTAAAAAACAGACTTATGGTCTAAACATGGATTATGTTGACTATAATGCGGTAGCGATTAAAGTAATTACAGGTCTTTATGACGGTGTAACTACTGAGGAGTTAGATAATTTGGCAGCGGAAACGGCAGCGTCTATGACGACAACCCACCCTGACTACTCTATCTTGGCGGCTCGTTTATCTATCACGGCATTATATAAAAACATTGATAAGAATTTCACATCTGTAGCTAAGAGACTTTACAACTATGTGGAACCTAAAACAGGGTTACCGGCAGGTATGATTTCTGATGAAACATATTCAGTAATTGAAAAGTACGGTAATGAGTTGGACAAAATGATTGTACACGACCGTGACTTTAATTTTGACTACTTTGGGTTTAAAACGTTAGAGAAGTCTTACTTACTTAAAGTGAATGGTAAGATTGCAGAAACACCTCAACAATTATATATGAGAGTCTCTGTCGGTATTTGGGGTGATAATCTTGAGATGGTTGAAAAAACCTATGAGATGTTATCAACGGGTGTTATGACTCACGCAACACCAACACTATTCAATGCGGGAACAAAAAGACCACAATTATCGTCTTGTTTCCTATTAGATATTGATGATGATTCAATCAAAGGTATTTACAAAACATTAGCGGATTGTGCGGCAATTTCACAATCAGCGGGTGGTATTGGTATTAATATTCATAAGATTCGTGCAAAAGGTGCGTATATTAAGGGTACTAATGGAACATCAAATGGTATCGTACCGATGTTAAAGGTCTTTAATGAGACTGCTCGTTACGTGGACCAAGGTGGTGGTAAAAGAAAAGGGTCAATCGCCGTTTACTTGGAGCCATGGCACGCTGACATCTACGACTTCTTAGATTTAAGAAAGAATCACGGTAAGGAAGAAATGAGAGCAAGAGATTTGTTCTTAGCTCTATGGACCGCTGATTTATTTATGAAAAGAGTTAAAGAGAACGGTAAGTGGACATTATTCTCACCTGATGAGGTACCTGGTCTTATTGATGCGTATGATGACGGAGAGAACAAAGCGTTCACCAACTTATACGAACAATACGAGAATGAAGGTAAAGGTAAAACAATCCAAGCGAGAGAATTATGGAGTAGAATCTTAGAGTCTCAGATTGAGACGGGAACACCTTATATGTTGTATAAAGACGCGGCTAACGCTAAGTCTAATCAAAAGAATTTAGGGACAATTAAGTCATCGAACTTATGTACTGAAATCTTAGAGTATACAGATAAAGATGAGACTGCGGTTTGTAACCTAGCGTCTATTGCATTACCTAAAATGGTTGAAATACCAACAGGTAAGGTACGTTCACAGGATAAGAAGTTGAGAAACTTTGATTTCCAAAAGTTATATGATATTTCTTATCAGACAACGGTGAACTTAAATCAGGTAATTGATATTAACTTTTACCCGACACCTGAAACTAGAAACTCAAACTTTAGACACAGACCAATCGGTATTGGTATTCAGGGGTTAGCGGATGTATTTGCGTTATTAGGACTACCTTTTGATTCAGACGAAGCGAAACAACTAAACCAAGATATCTTTGAGACAATATATTTTGCGGGTGTTAAGGCATCTAATGATATTGCTAAGAGAGATGGTCACTACCAAACATTTAAAGGTTCACCAATGTCAGAAGGTAAATTCCAATTTGACATGTGGGGAGTTTCTTCAAATGAACTATCAGGAAGATGGGATTGGGATTCACTAAGAACTGAGGTTATGGAGCACGGTGTTAGAAATTCACTATTATTGGCACCAATGCCAACGGCATCTACGGCACAGATTTTAGGTAACAACGAGTGTTTTGAACCATTCACGGCTAATATCTATAAGAGAAACACTTTATCGGGTGAGTATGTTATGATTAACAAACACTTGGTTAGAGATTTGGTAAACTTAGGTATTTGGAATGAGACGGTGAGACTAAAAATGTTTGCGGGTAATGGTTCGGTACAACACATTGAGGAAATACCTCAAGAAGTTAAAGACCGTTACAAAACAGTTTGGGAAATTTCACAAAAGAGATTAATTGATATGGCGGCCGATAGAGGTATGTTCATTGACCAATCTCAATCTATGAACTTATTTATGGAGGATGTAAACGCCGCTAAACTAACGGCAGCTCATATCCATAGTTGGGAAAAAGGATTAAAAACGGGAATGTATTATTTAAGAACTAGACCGAAATCTGCAGCACTAAAA